GATGAAGTCAAGTTTACTAAATTTGCAGGTAGATTGAGAAAAAGATTCTCGATGCTTTTTATGAAAGCATTGGAAAAACAATTAATTCTTAAGGGTATTGTTTCTGAGCAAGATTGGCCAGAATTATCAAACCAAATTAAATTTGACTTTGAAATTGATAACCATTTTGAAGAATTTAAGCAAGCAGAAGTGTTACAAAATAGATTGAACAACCTTAATGCTGTTGTTCCATATATTGGAAGATTTTTCTCAGACAAGTGGGTTCGTCAATATGTTCTAATGCAATCAGATGATGACATTGAAACAATGATGGAACAAATTGCAGAAGAAGGTAGTATGCCTGGTGTTGAGGGTGAAGAGCAACAGCAGGGGCAACAACAACGCAATACACCACAGAGTGCTTCTCAAACAGCATCTGAAAGATCCGGATCAGTACCAAATATTGATGGTGGTGGCAGGTAATCTTACATTTTTTATAAATAAAATAGACAAATTTAGGAGGCATTATGAGTGACGTAGAAGATATTTTAGTACATGCTTGGAACAAAGATGCAGTTAACCTTGCACCAGCTTTGGATGCAATTATGTCTGCAAAGGCTTCCGAGCAAATTCAAAACATGACAGCATCTATTGCTGCAAGCATGTTTGGTGCTACTGTTGGTGATGATTTGGATCAGCCTCAATACGAAGAACAAGTAGAAACCGAGGAACCATCAAATGAAGAATAAGATTCAGGAAGTAGCTCAACCTCTTTCACAGGGCGAGAAGAATTTTAAGGATATGCATAAAGCAGTAAACCATAAATCTTTGGTTCCTGGTGTAACAGATCAAGAGCATGTGTTCAATGGTGCTACTAAGCCATATGACAACAAATTTCCTAACTCTAATAAGCCAGGTGAAGACATTTCTTCATACGACAAGGGGCTTAAGATGGACAATAAAGAAGCTGAGCTTGGATATGAAAAAGCAGAAGTAGAAGAAGCTACTCTTTCTGCTAAAGCAGCTCGTGCTGGCAAAGATATTGGTAAGCCAGGTAAGAGTTTTGAAAAGATTGCAAAATCAGCTGCAGAAAAATATGGCTCAGAAGAAGCAGGTAAAAAGGTAGCTGGAGCTATCCTTGCTAAGATGCGTGCAAAAAGAATGCACAAAGAAGAAGTTCAACAAGTAGATGAAAAGAAGTCTGCAGAAGAACTTAAAAAGATTGCTGCTCTGACACCTCCTCGTGATAAGATTACTAGAGGCGATATCATTGTTGGAGCAAAGATGAAACAATCAATGAAAGAAGACTATAATAATACTCCAGAAGAAGTATCAATGGTAAGAACTGAGTTGAAAGCTATGATTGCTTGTGCTCAGGATCTTTTAGATAACATGTCTTCAGATATGCATATTGAACCATGGGTTCAATCAAAGATTGCAGTTGCCAAATCCATGGTATGTGGCGTACATGACTATATGCTTTATTCAGATGATGCAGATGTTCCTTCTGATATGAGACCAGTACCAATGCCTAGTATGAATAATCCATTCAACATGAGCAATGAAGAAGTAGAAACATCTATTGATAGCCCTGCTATTCTATCTGCTATGCAATCGTTAAACAAGCTTCGTGAGGGTTAATATGGGCTTGCTCGATACTATCAAACACACTGCAAAAAATATAAACGAAGGTAATGCTGCCATCGATAGCAAAAAATTACAGAGTAAGGCTGATGGTATTGAACAAATTAGAAAACATATAGTTAGAGCTCACAAACCTTTACCTAAACAAACAATGCAAAACAATTTTTCTAAACAACAACCAGAAGAAAATAAAAACAATCCTATCAAAAAAGCAATTGAAGATATTCAAACTAAATTTACAAAAGAATATTTTGCAGATTTAATTGACAAAAAACAAAAAGCTAACACTAAAAATGAATCTGTAGACGAAGGCATTCTTAGTGGAATTGGATCAGTTGCAAAGGGAGCTGCTAAAACAGTTGGTAATGTTGCTCATGATGTAGCAAATTTACCAGGTGATCCAGAAAAGCTTCATCCGATTGCTGGTATATCTAGACATGTTGATAGTATTGGAAAAATTGCACATACTATTAATAGATCATTTAGTAGTAAGCCAGTTAGCTCTGGTAGTTTATCAACTAGAGCTAATAAAGTTGGTGGAGTTCATACAGGTATGACGCACAGAGCAGAAGAAGTAGACTTAAACGAAAAACATCTTACGCCAGCAGAATTAAAAAAGCGCGAAGAAATTGCCAGAGCTATTGAAAGAGAGAACCCAAACATGCCTATGTCAAAGAAGATGGCTATTGCTACATCCACTGCAAAAAAAGTAGCTGAGGATATTGGATTAGATGAAGGACGTGGTCGTCCACCAAAAGAAGGTTCTAAAGCATATCTAGCTGCACAAGCCAAAGCTAAATCTGGTGACGTTGATGATAGCTATGAAGCAGATAAGAACATTCGCACTCAACTTCAAAAAGCTATCTCAGTAGGCAAGCCAGTAACTTTTAATAATGGCGAAACAAAGAAAATTGAACCAGCGCACGCTCATAAAGCATTGTCTCTTTTAGATAAAACTGCAAAGCCTGCTGACAAAGAAAATTTACAAAAGAGTCTTGGACATTCACATAATAGATTTCATGAAACAATTAAAGGTGGAAAACCTATTATTGATCCTGCTCGTCCAAGAGTATCTCTTGGTAAAATAAAGGCTGAATCTGTTGTAATGGAAGATGAGAGAGTTGCAGATAAGGGTCCAGTAAAATCTATCATTAAAATGATAAATGGACAACCAAAATTAGTAAAATATACACCTCCAAGAGCAGAAATTAACGTGGAGTCTGTAGATTGCCTAAATAATCTATACAATGATTTATCAGAAGAAAACAAAGTATTTTTTGATCAAATGTTAGAAACGGAACAAGGTTTAGCAAGTCTTTTAGATTTTGCTATCAAGCAAGGATACTAAAATGAGTACTGTTATTAAGCCATTATCAAATACCATAAACATTGGCTCGACAGCTAATAATATGAATGGCGCTACTTTACTCAAAGTAGTTAATTCTTCTACAACAACGTATGCTACGTTGGTATTTAAATATGCTAACACTCAACAGTATGCAGATATACCAGTTGCTCCATTGGAAAGCGTTATAGTTCAAAAAGCAAATACAGATATTGTTGTAGGAACAGGAATGTATGCTTGTGCAATTGCATGGCCAAAAGGATAACTAAAATGAAACTTATTACAGAAATTAATGAAGAAGTAAAATATATTTCTGAAGAAGGTGCAGAAGGAAAAAAGAACCTTTATATTGAAGGTATCTTTCTTCAAGGTGGCCTTGTAAACCGCAACAACAGAATGTATGATCCTGAAATTCTTAACAACGAAGTACAAAGATATACAAACGACAATATCAATAAAGGTCGTGCATATGGTGAGCTAGGTCATCCATCAGGTCCTTCTATTAATCTAGAACGCGTTTGTATGATGATTAAATCTCTAAAAAGAGAAGGCAATAACTTTATCGGTAAAGCCAAAATTATGGAAACACCTTATGGTCAGATTGTAAGAAATCTTATGTCCGAAGGAGCCAATCTTGGCGTGTCTTCTCGTGGAATGGGATCTATTGAAGAAAGAAGTGGTGTTAATCACGTCAAGGATGATTTCTACCTTGCAACTGCTGCTGACATCGTTGCAGATCCTTCCGCTCCAGATGCATATGTTAATGGCGTTATGGAAGGCGTAGAGTGGATTTGGGATAATGGTGTACTTAAACAAAAAGCAGCAGAAATTATGCAGGTTGCAGAGACACACAAAACAATTATTAAAGAAACTCCTAAGGCAGATTTAGCAGAAGCTAAGATTAGAGTTTTCCAACATTTTCTTTCAAAATTATAATTACATAAATAATTAATATAACTAAGGAGATTTAAATGTCTGATAGAGAAATTACACAAAGCAATTTAGACCTTGTTAATGAAGCAGGTGATGCTGCATCTAACATGGCCTCAATTTCAGCTAACCCAACTGGCGTATCACGCTCAGAACTAATGGCTAAACTTGTATCATATGCTACTATGGCAGATAAAGAAGAACTAGCAGATTTCGTAGCTAGCATTGGTGGCGAAGCTGCTCCTAACGCAGAAGTTCCTGATAATGATACTCTTGCTGATACAGTAAAGGCAGCAGGCACCGGTGTTGGTGATATGTCAGCTAAGAATATGGCTTCTATTAAGTCAACTGGTAAGCATGCAGATCCAATGCCTTCAATGAAGGAAGATCTAGCTCTTGTATTTGGTGAATCTTCAGATCTTTCAGAAGATTTCCAATTGAGAGTAAGCACTCTTTTTGAAGCAGCTGTTTCAACTCGTGTTAACTTGGAAGTAGCACAAATTCAAGAAAATAACGAAGCTTACCAAAATGAGTTGGCTGAATCATATCAGCAAACTCTTGAAGAATCAATTAATAACATTAAAGAAGAAATGGTTGAGAACGTAGATAATTATCTCAACTATGCTGTTGCAGAATGGATCTCAGAAAACAAGCTAGCTATTGAAAACAACATTCGCACTCAGATTGCTGAATCTTTCATGGCAAGCCTAAAGAACGTTTTTGATGAACACTATGTAGAAATTCCTGATGACCAAGTGAGCGTAGTAGAAGCTATGGCCGAAGAAATTGAACAAATGAAAGCTAAGTTAAATCAAGTAACTGAAGCTAACATTCAATTGAGCAAGGCTGTTAATGAAATGGAAGTATCAGAAATTACTAATACAGTTTCAGAAAGAATGACAGATACGCAAAAGGAAAAGTTTGGAAAGCTTGTAGAAGCAATCAACTATTCCGATGTTAATGAATTTCGCAAGAAGATCTCTATTATTAAAGAAACATATTTCCCTAACAACATTGTTAGCGAAGTAAGAGTTGCAGAGGATCAACTTCTTAGCGAAAGCGTAGAGGAGCCAGAAAAGACTCCATACATTGATCCAAGTATGCAAGCCTATGTTTCTACAATTTCTAGATCCGTAAATAAGTAATTTAATAAATATAATATAGTAACTCTAAAGGAGAAACACAAATGCAAGGTTTTAACGAACAATTAACTTCTAAGTGGAAGCCAGTTTTGGAGCATCCAGAACTTCCAAGAATTGCAGACGCTCACAAGCGTGCTGTAATCGCAACTCTACTTGAAAATACTGAGAGGGAAATGGCTGCAGAAGCAAATGCATCACGTTCTTTCAATGGTATGACTCAATTGAATGAAACAGGTATCAATGGTGTTGGTACTGGTGGATATGGTGCAAATGGTGGTGCTGGCGTAGCTGGTTACGATCCAATCCTTATCTCATTGATTCGTCGTGCAATGCCTAACCTCATTGCTTATGATGTTGCTGGCGTTCAGCCAATGACTGGTCCAACTGGTCTTATCTTCGCAATGCGTTCACAATATGCTAACTCAACTAGCAAGAACGGTGAAGCATTCTACGATGAAACAGATACATCATTCGGCACTAACGTTGGTGGTACTAACGCTTTTGGTGATAAGAACCAAGGTACAGTTCCAACTGGCGCACTAAGCTCATATAACTTCGCAACTGGTGCTAATACATCAGCTGTTGAAGCATTCGGTACTGGCTATACATTCCCAGAAATGGCTTTCAGCATTGACAAGGTTTCAGTAACAGCTGTATCACGTGCTCTAAAGGCAGAATACACTATTGAACTTGCACAAGATCTTAAGGCTGTTCATGGATTGGATGCTGAAACTGAATTAGCAAACATCCTTCAGTCAGAAATTCTTGCTGAAATCAACCGTGAAGTTATTCGTACTATTAACGTATCAGCTCGTGCTGGTGCTCAAGACGGTACAACTACTGCAGGTACTTTTGATCTTGATACAGATTCAAACGGTCGTTGGTCAGTTGAAAAGTTCAAGGGTCTTATGTTCCAGCTTGAAAGAGAAGCTAACAAGATTGCAAAAGACACTCGTAGAGGGAAGGGTAACATCGTTATCTGTTCTTCAGACGTAGCTTCTGCACTTCAGATGGCAGGTGTTCTTGATTACACTCCAGCTCTTGCTTCTAACAATCTTGCAGTAGATGATACTGGCAACACATTCGCAGGTGTTCTAAACGGACGCTTCCGTGTTTATGTTGATCCATATACTACTGGCAACTATCTAACTGTTGGCTATAAGGGTGCAAATGCATTCGATGCAGGTATCTTCTATTGCCCATACGTTCCACTACAAATGGTTCGTGCAGTTGGTCAGTCAGACTTCCAACCAAAGATTGGATTCAAGACTCGTTACGGAATGGTTGCAAATCCATTCGCACAGTCTTATCAAGGCAATCCACAAACTTCTAACTTTGGTGTTCTTTCTGCAAACACTAACAGCTACTATCGTAGAGTTATCGTTAACAACATCATGTAATAAGAAGCAGGGACAACCTGCTCATACTAAAAAAGGGGGCTTTGGCCCCCTTTTCTTTTATTTGCATTTAGCGTAGATTAATATTTTTAGCTCTTCAATAGATTTCTTATATGCTTCCATCTGAGCAATTTGAATATAATGACAGAAGATATACATTTTATCTGAAGTACTCCAATCCTTTGTATTTTCTACAAAGTATGAAGGAACAAGAGGTTTAAGATTATCTACATACTCCTCCATTGTCATTTAGGTGTATCCTTATAAAGCCAAGCATAAAAATTATCAGCAATAATCATAACATCTGGACTAGTTAGTAGTTTTATTTCAGGTTTAATATTATGAGGTAAAGCTTGAATATCATTATAATGCTTACACCACTCTACAGACTTATCTAAAGCCCACTGCTTATTCCAATAACGATCTTCCCGCTCCTTACGAGCAGCTCGTTCTGCTGAAGTTTCTTTTAAAGACTCCCCATATGTATCAAGAGCTGCAACCTGCTCAGCAGTAAGAGGTTTAATTTCTATATTATCTTCAATCATTCTGTTACTACCTCCACATGAAAAGTTGTTTCATTATCGCTCATCTTTAAAAGCCTCCAGCTTATCTTTGTTTACTCGTAGGGAAACATATTGTTCTTTATCGTAGACACCTGATCGAAAGTAGTCGCGGCCTCCATCAACAAAGACCGAACCATCATCAGAAGTCCGATAGTCATGCCTATACCGAGAATATATAACATCACCATTTTTAGCCATTACTCCTGAAAAAGTTTCTTTAGTTGCTATGATGCCATCAGCAATCATCACAGTGCCATCTTCATTCTTATACAAACCAAAGTAATTAGAACCTTGTGGATGTGCTTCCTCGGTATAGAAAATAGCTACGGGAAAATTAGCCCACCCACCTTGTGCACTTTTAAGACAAGATTCAAATACATAGGTAGCATTATAATGATCCTCAATCTTAATGATTGTTTCATCATCAAGCCAAGATGATTCATTT